GATTCCAGTCCTGTAGACGTAGGCATTTACCCGGCCCGTACCGCAGTCCAGTTGGATTCTTCCGCTGCCCGATCCGTTGCCTTGCCCAATGTAAACCTCAGTGGTCGCGGCATCGCCTGAGTTGCAGAATTTCAGATAGCGATCCCGGTACTCGTAGTACACCCCGCCCGCGAGCGAGTTATATGCAGGTAATCCTATCTCTCCGGTGTAGCTGGAGTCGATGTAGATAGCTGCTGGCGTGACCCCGTTGAGGTCCAGACCGTAGAGGACTGATACGTCCGAGTTACTGAAAACGACCGTATCCCCATCGACCGGGAGCGAGTTACCAACCCAGTTACCAGCAAGGTTCGCGAAGTTCGGGCCGGTGCAGGTCGTTACCGCCGTGCCGGTTGAGCTTGTGGTTCCGTTGATAGTCTGAGCATCCGCAGCACCTCCGCCCGTTTCCGTCGTGGCAATCGTGCAGGTAAACGGAGCGCCCGCGATGTTAGCCGTGGCTGTCAGCGTTGTGGTGCTTGCGCTCCAAGCAATCGCGTAGAACTCAGGCTCATCTACCGCTTGTAGAGTTGTCACCAGATTGCTTACGACCGTTGCAGTTGTCGCGCTTCCCGCCGTGGTTGAGATAGTCTTCGATCCGATAGTGACCGTGATCACATCGGATGATTCCCAAGTACCCGCAAAGGCCCAGCTTGTGGCCTGATTCGTAGCGGCTACCGCGCCTTTCCAAAATACTGTTGCCATCGCTTAACTCACAAACTCGTAAGACCAACTAACCTTGTAAATCGATTCCTTGCCGTTCGGGCTGACAGTCGAAGGCAATTCCTGCTGAATGACTCGCCTATCAGCAATCTCGTTTGCCGGGTCCATCGGAGGCGGAACCGGAGGGTATCCGTAAACACCTGTGGCGCTCCCGCTTTGCGTCTTATACACCGATGTTTGGTTTGAGACTATCTGCTTTACAGGTGGACCGCCCATTGTTTCAAGCACCACAATTCTCGGCCCACCAGTTCCGCGAGTTGTGATCGCCTCGACGTAGCTCAGAGTGATTCCACCGCCTCCCCCTCTTCCTCTTCCGCCAACCATGTCAACCACTTCAAGGATTGAGATATCGCACTCAGCGATGATCTGGTAGTTGCGGAATGTGGTGTACTCAGCGCCCTCGCCAACCGGGTAATCCAGCCGGGAAATCATAACACCACTACGCGAGCGATTGCTAATCAACTTGTGAGCCGTCTCAGTTCCGTTGTCGTTTAGTAGGAGCAAATCCCTACCGTTGACCCCGTAAGCGGTCTCCAGCGCCCTGAGCTTTGTAGTGAGGTCGGATGTATCAGTTCCGCGAAGCATCCCAGATATCTGCCAAGTCTCCCTCCAGCCGACCTTGTTATTGTCAGCGTTAAGGACGGATTCCTTTTGGATAACGATTGCGCACTCGCCTATCTCATGGGTATAATTGCCGTATTTGAGGTACATTACTTAATCCCCGGTCCAGCGCTTGCAGGAATCACACCGCCACCACCACCGCCTTGAGCCTTCCCGTTTTGCTCGTTCTTTCTGGCTGCGTTATCAAACTGCTGATTGATGAGATTGGCTGTCTCTGTCTTTATTCTCTCGACTTGCTGAGTCAGGAACTTCATCGCCTCGCTCATCCACTTGGGGGCTGAGCTATCGAGTTCCGCTTGAACCTTTAGTACCATTTCAGAATTAACGGCTACATTGAAATTTCTAGTAAGTTCATCTACCTGCGTTTTCTCACGCTGATTTTCGTAGATGTATCGTGCGTTCGGGTCTCTCGATATCAATCGTTCTTCGTTGGTTCTAATTTGGTCGTCATAACCAACGATGTTGTTTTGCCGAAGCATCGCAATCTGCCGCGCCGTCAAATCACCGCCGGATTCAGCGGTTCGTATTGCATCGGCTAATCTCCTAGTATCACCACTTCCCATTTGGGCGAGGCTCTGCCGCTGAGACGCAACGATCCGATTAGCCGTCTCGGCTTCTTGCTGCATGAGAGACAGCCTTTGCCGCGTCAGTTCGTTGAGTCGCTCGCTTAACTGGTTGCGCTCCTCATCCTTTTTTTCTCTTGCCTCGGCATTGTCGTCTTTGGTTATCGTTAGCGCCGAAGATCGTAAACGGCTTTCAATAGCGTTTATCTCAGCGGTGTTCACTCGCCCTTGCTGGACAAATTGATCTCGCCAGTTGGGGTTTCTTGCCGGGTCTTGAATCGAAGCAAGGAACATGGATTGTTGGGTGTCGATATCCCACTGGGCGCGTCCAATGCGCTGATCGCGAATCCGTCTGTTTGACGTTCGGCTATTCATTTCCTCTCGCTCGGCAAGCTGTTGCTGCATCCGGGCGACACCATCCGCCGAGGCTATCTGGCTGTTTCTTGCGCGCCAAGTGGAACCCAAGAAACCAGTAAGCGAGTCCCACTCAAAGGCTTGTTGTGTTCCATAGCCCTGATTGACTGCACCAGTCCTAGCTCCAGCGGTTAGCGGGTTGCCTCGTACATCGTACATAAGCCCGTTGTTTACCAGCGCAGTAGCGCCGTAACCAGCAGCTACACCACCGAGGAAGGTTCGGCCTATTGCGCTACCAGTTGCCAACGGTGACAATTCTGTAAGCCCCTGCCCGATACCTACCAAGGTGCTAGTAAGGAACCCACCCGCAGCCTCTCCGCCAGCCGCCACCGAACCCCCGGCAATAGCCCCACCAGCCAAGCCCGCAGCCGTCGAACCACCACGCCGACCGCCCATCATCCCCGCGCCGCCAATAGTAGCCGCGATAGCCGCTGCTTTGTTGTATGCGTTCCAGACCGCCGTAGCGCCGCGAACTACCGAGGTAATGCCCTTGACCGCCTGAACAACCGCCTCAAAGCGGGCAAGCATAATCAGCATCTTGGCAGCGTCTTCGTCCGTCGCCGCAGTCAGAAGGACCATCGAACGGGCAAGCGATGTAATCCCGCTGCCAAGCTGGGTTACGCCAGTCATCAACTTGTTGTCAATTGCTGCGAGCTTATTCCGCGCATCCGCGAGCCTGTTAGTCTCCTCGGTTTGCTCTTTCAGTTTTGAGGCCATATCCTCTTGGATACCGCCGATAATCCCGCCGTAATTAGGCTCAACCGGCCCTTGAACTTCACGGTGGTTATTATCGTAGCCCGGCGTCATTCTGCGGGCATACGCGGACAACTCAGGACCAGTCAGATCCTCGAATCTCTTTGGGCCAATCGGAGAGTGATACATCTCGTAAGGATTCGCCGCTGTTGTTCGCCGCGCAAACGCGCCCAGCTCAGCACCAGACAACTGAGAGAAAGACCTTGGGCCGTAGTAGGTAGATGCAGAGGTCCACATCTCTACACCACCGGGACCAGCCCTAGACGGCATCGGCCCGATAGGACTGCCGTAAGCGGTCGTCCCCGGCCCAGCCATCGCGTAACGCTTTGCCGCTGAAGTCCAAGCCGCAGCGCCCGACAACTGCGCCTCATTAGCTTTCTTGAGGCTTGAGGTCAGATTCTCAACAGACTTCGCCGCAGTCGAGGCCGATTGGCTAATTCCCTCAAGACCAGATTTCAACGCTTGAGAATTCTGGCTTGCCGTCTGCGCAGCGCTTCCCATTGTGGCTACGGACTTGCCAACCGATTCCGCAGCCTTAGCCGCGAGAGAAGCCGCCGTGTGAATCTTGTTCAGTGTATCCGTGACCTGAGAGGCTATCTTGGCATTTTCGCCAGTAGCCGCCGTTAGCCTGAGATTAACTGTCAATTCTCGATTCACAGCAAAGCCCCGCGCATAGCCATCATCTCAGCCCGAGAGTCCCGGACCATCGTTACGATTTGATGGATGATCGCGAAATCGCGCTGAACTACAGGATCGTGCGCCAAGTCACCAAGGCACAGCCCGCAAGTCGCCTGCGATTTCAAGTACATCTCATACATTCGGATATTCCGGTTGTTCAGCTCGTAGTCTTTCGCCTGCTCAGGAGACTTCTTTGGGCAAGTCTGGCAAGGCGGTAGAGCAGTCCCCCGCTCCACTCGCTTGCCGTTCCTTGTCATTATCTTTCCCCCGCGCTCGTCTGTGTCGTACCGCTCGCCTTGTATCTTGTCGAGAAAAACCCACTTCTGGCAATCGCCACAAGGTCTAGTCGCAAGCTCAGGATTCGTGATGAGCAGCGCTAGACCTTGCCTTAGTTTTTTAAGTTAGTCTCCACGCGAACATCGCCCTCGCACTTGTCTTCAACCGCGCTAATCGCAGCAAGCTCTGAATCGTAGATACGCTCCTCGGTTTGCTTCTCGGGGTTATCATCCGAGCCCTCTGTTCCATAGAGGACGATTCCCGCGAGCCGGTTGAACATCGCAAACTTGAGCTTTGCAATCGTCTTCCCCTCAATCGGAACCGTTGCCCCGTCGCGATCCACCAAGTCCCATTCCTTGATATGCTTGGCAAGCTCAGACGCAACAATCAATTCCGCCTGAGCCGCGTCACGCATTACCGCGCATTTCTTTACCATGCCCGCCCGCTGCTCAAGGAGCATTGGCCGATAACGGAAAGAACAAGCCGGATGAACACTTTTGAACTCCTTGATAAATCCATCCTCAAGGGTTCCGTCAATAAACGCATTAACCATAAAAATCGCCTCCTAGAAAAATAACTATCGTAACTTGGGAACAGACAAGGCATCATGCGGGCTCCATCCTCGATAAAGCCTTTTGGTAATAAAATTGACAGTCACGCCAAGTAATTGAGCCCACTCACCGATGCTTTTGCTTTCACCATTGAAAACAATGCGAACAGTATTTCTTTTGTTTCTTTGCTGCTCATCAATCTCAGCCCATCGGCAGTTTTCTGGCGAGTAGCCCTTATCTGAATCAATTCGCTCTACCGTTGATCTTGGAGTTGGGCGAGTACCCATATCGGTTAAGAAGTTTTCAAAACTGCTTTTCCATCGATCACAAACACGAATACCTCGCCCGCCATAATCCCCGTAGTTTTTGTGAGCCTCGCTGTTACATCGCTCCTTCATCGCGCACCAGTTGCGATACTCGGGAGAACTAGACTTTCCGTGAGTGCGATTAAGAAAAGACGATCGCTCCAGCTTTAAGCAACCGCAACTTTTGGTGTTTCCGGTACTCAAACAACCAACAGGAACAAAAGCGGTCTTACCGCAATCACACAAGCACTCCCAAACAGAATGACCGTGAGTGTTTTTTCCTACGTATTTGATCGCAGTCAACCTATTAAACCGCTTGTTCGTAATATCAATTCTTGCCATTTTCCTGCTCACTAGGGCGTCGCGTCATTCGTGATCACAAGTTCCGCAACACCCGAAGCATCTGTTTTGTATGCCTGAAGCTGGAGATTCAAGAGAATCTCGCCACCACGAGAGCCGACAACCGGACTCTGGCCCGGATTGCTCTTGAGGTTCGCAAACGAGAAGAGCGTAGATGTATTGCCGTTAGTTACGGTCAGCGTACCAGCCGCGCCCGCTGCTGTCTGAGCGTGTAAGTTCACCTCGTCAGCCGTATAGGGAACTGTCAGATTAAACATTACCATCCGGTCAGCGCCGGGGATAACCGTTCGAGTCACCGAGTTATTGAAACGGTCGGTGATCAATCCGTTATCAATCACAATCTCAAACGCGCGAACCTCAGTAGCGCTTGCGTCTGCCGATAAAGTAAACGTGGTATCCGAGAAGATATACGGAGCCCCCGCGTCGATGGTCAGCGAAGGGAACGCCGAAGCCGAAATCACCTCAGTCTCGCCCTCGATATCGAGCCGGAAAGTAATCGGCTGGCCCTGCGAGCCGGAGATGGTAGCGCGGCTAACCCGGCAACCAGTGTAGACAAATCGATTTGCCACCCGGTCAATAAGAACGCCGAACTCCTCGACCGCTTCGGCAAGTACGCTTCCCGAGCCCAAGATAAGCGGCAAGAGCGACGTAATCTCTGTAGGGGTCGGGTGCAGGACGATTGAACCCGAAACCACGCCCTGAGCAATCCGGCATCGTTCGCCATTGCGGGAGCGTGTACCACGGATTCCGTTATTGTAGAGAAGCGCCTGAGTGTATCGCAGTTCCTCAGACAAGAACTCAATCGCAGTTCCAGCGCTGAAATCGCTGATACCAGTGACCACGCCAGATTTTAACGCCATTTTCGCCAGCGTACTGATCGAGGGAGTACCCATATCCTATTTTCCTTATAAGCCTCTAACCTCGCGGCTTACGCACCGCACGATTAGTTGTGAGTGATAGTAGTTGTTCCAAGCTGCATTAGGTGACGTAATCGGACCCGGCGTGACCGTGACCTTGTAAACTTCATCCACCCCCGTTAGCCTCTGATTCCTCAAAGCGCGGTTAATCTGTTCGCGCCACTTGAGGTATTTTTCCTGATTCGTTACGAGGTCTTGATTCCCCGCAGCCAGTACCGTAATCGTTACCGGGTACTGAACATCATCACGGATATTCGTCCCCTCACTAGGATTCTGATTCTCGACCCCGATCTGACTAATCACAATCCCCGGCAGGTCATACGTCCCATCATCAAAACCCCGATCACTTGGGAGTTGACGGATAACCACCGAGGCATCGGCTAAATCTTCCAAATCACAAAGCAGGATTCGCGCCCGTACCGCATCTAAACAGCGATAATGAACGCTCGTTGTCGAGCCAGTAGATACGAAGTATTGCACTGAACTAGGAACGCCAGCCGACGAAACATACCCGAAGTAATGCCCGTTAGTCAAAAGAAGATTGATAACACCGTTTCCAATCCGGCTTCCGGGGCTAGTCCAAGTCCCAGAGGAACCCAAGCCCCCTGAAAAAGCCTGAACGTAGGCAGTATGACTATCCCCAGCACCACCCCCGGCAATTGTAAGCGTAACCCCAAACCCGTCGCCTTTGTCGGTATAAGTGTACGTGGTCGGCACTTAGATACTCCCCAAGATATTCTCATCCACCCACTTACCGAGCGTCTCTACCACAGCATCAGCGCCGTCATCTGTCCAGTAGAGAAACTCGCGCGGAGGGATTCGGCTCGTGCCGTAGTTGTTGTATCCGCCGTACTCAAGATTTGTACCCCAAGCCAGATCCCGGCCCGAGTTCTCGATAACGCTATCCCCCGTCCCGAAATCCGTAGTCACGCTCTGCATCAGCGCTGTAGTCAGGATAAGCAGCGGATGAGGCCCGTACTGCCTTACCGTCTCAGGAGCGTGAGCAGGCCATGCCGTCCCGCCCGCATCCTGAGCCCGCTGGAAGATATCCATAAACATACCCGCGATATCAGCCCGGCACATATCAAGAGCCTCACTCATATCGCCTTCGAGAGACTTTACGAGCTTATCGAGGACTCCCGGCAGTTGCTCAGCTTCTATCGTGGTCATTTCTGCTTTCCGCAAACAAGCTGATATCTCTGACCTAGCAGGAACGTACTCACCAGCCGCACCGTAAACGCTTCACCATTGTCCGGCGCGAGCGAATCCGAGACGCTGAACTTATCGCCCGGCTTAGGCTCAACTGAACCTATCCGGCTTTTCCAGACGTAGAAAATCGTATCGTTAGCGCTCAGGAAAGATTGACCATCGGCCAAATCTTTCGCCGTTGGATTCTTCCTCTCAGCGTCATACACCGTAAACGCGGTCCCCCATGTCGGCCCCTGCCGCTCCTGATAACTGAGCGTCTTTCTGCCCGGCATAATCAGAAAACGATCTGCGAGCTGGGAAGCGTCTAGCACCAGTTGAACTCCCGGTATCCATTTACAATCGACTGGACCGAGTGCATATCGTTAGAAGCGTCGGCATTGCCTTTGAGTGAATACGAGTAGTATTCCAGAGATTCGCTCGCGACCATCTGCCCGCCGTTGGAACTGGAGAGCATAATCACCCGCGCGAGTAGAATCCCGGCAAGTTTCAAATCGTCCGGCGTTGTCGAGTAGCCAGCCGTATAGGTAACTTTTATGTTACCAAGTCCCGGAATCTCTCCGCCGATTAGCTCCGATCCGCTGGTCACTCTTCGCGCCGGCCAGACCGAACCAACTCGGTAGAGAATCCCACTCCGCGAGAAAGAGCTTGAGGTAATATCAAGCGCGTAGTCCTCACCAGATGTTAAAAGCGTTGACGATCCGAACGCACCGGAGGCGAAACCAAAATACGCCGAATCGTCAACGTAAACGGAAGCCACGGCTGTTACAGGTCTGCGCCTCAGAACTAGCTGATTCGTGCCAGTCCCTTGGTAAAACTCTGTAGCCGAGGCACTATCGAAAACGAGGCCGGTCTTGCGAGTAATAATCGCGGACGCCTGATTAAGGTAAGTCTGGTACAGCGAATCGCTCGCCGTTCCACTCAGCCCCAAATGCGTCTTGAACTCTGTTACGCTCGCAATCGCCACCGGCCACCCCTTAGCTGTTTAAGACCGCTTCGGCGTACTCTCGGAGAGCCGCCTTGTAGCGTTCTGGAATCGACTTCCCTTGCTTATTCAAGCTCAGCCAATAACGCTGATTGATCGGGTGCGCCGGGTTAAGTTTCGGAGCGTGGGAGTCCGGGTCGCCCGGCATCTCTTGCGTCACGGGTCGCCCCGTGTTTACGTCGATGAGAGGCTCTTGCTTCACATCGTCCCACATCCAAACCAGAACCATCGGAGACCGCTCCTCAGCCTTGGGAGCTTCTACCTTGCCGCCTGAGATAATCCGCTGAGCTTCCTCGGCAAACGGCTGAGCGAGCGTAAACGCCTGCTTCGCCAGTTCGCTGAGTTGATAGCCCGGCCTCTGAGCTACAAGCTGCCGGTAGATATTCGCTGCCTCGCTAACCAAGATTTCCTGATTAGGTACAGCCGCCTTGGGTTCAAATTCTTTCGCCATAAAAATCGCCTCCGGTGAGAAAAAGAACTACTAGGCATCAGCGGCAGGGTTGAGAACGCCGTTCACATCACCCACGCCATCCGAGCCATAGTTTTCGATACAGTAACACGAGCCGGGGTCCAGTGCCGTTCGGGTCGCCGCAGCGGCCAGAGTGCTATTGACCACGTTAAAAGCAATCACGCCAGTACAGGCGCTCACCAGCTCAATCGCATGATCGCCTGATTGAAGGTTGGTGAGAATGTTGTTCTGAAGCCGCATGGTAGTAGCCACGTTACCCGTTGGGTTGTGGATGCAGGCGTCATTAAAGTCGCCATACACATCACAGCCCTCGATAACACAGCGATCCACAGCCGCGCCAATTCGGATAGCCGCGTCAGAGCCAGTCGCCACCGAGCGGAAGACGCAGTTTCGCACAGTCGCGCGAGCGGCGCCGGTTGAAACCAGAACACCCAAAAGGTATTGCTTCGCGGACCCTTCCATGAACGAGCAGCTATCAATCGTACAGCCCGCGCCGGTCACGGTCACAACCGCAGTTTGGCTATCAACGTCGTTTTGGAATACCAGATTCGAGACCCGGCAGTTATCAGCGCTCACGGCAACCGTAGCGCCAGTGTGAGTAAAGGTAATCACCGGACGGTTAGAGCTGTTACCCAGCCCGACAATCGAGACACCGGCAACGTCTACCGCGATATCCGAGGCATCAGCCGCGAGCGTCTCGGCATGGCCCGGCATGACGTAGATAACGTCATTTTGGTTTGCGGTGCATTGGCCGATAGCGTAGTCGATAGTCGCAAAAGGGGCGTCTGGGTTGCGCCCAGAGCCAGTAGAGTTAGAGCCAGTTCCAGAATGAACCCAGAACTTTTCGCCGGTTGATTTTGATTCGTCAGTAAAAGTGAAAACACCACCAGCTTGCTTGCGCGAAAACAATTCAGTACGTGACATATTCAGGGTTGTCCTTGGTTATGAGATTAGGTCAGAAAAAACGGGTGGCAAGGCGCTAATGGATTGCACCCTGCCACCCGCTGGGGAGTGAGATTCAAACTAGCTGAGCGCGGTCAGCGGAACATTCCGTGGATATGCGCTTCCGCACAGAACCCAGTGGGAATTGATAAGCAGCGCGTTTCCAACGTCGTCACCTTCATAGGAAGATTGGACGAACTTGAAACCGGCGTTCACATCCAGAGAATCGGCCATCACTTCAACCAGCACCACAGCGGCGCTCGTGTCCGAAGCGATATCAGTACCACCCACGCTCACGAGGTCCAAGTCAGCCGAGCCGGTTGAGCCCAAGTCAACGTAGGTCCAAGTATTCTGCGCGGTCATGGTTCCGACCTTGTACCAAACTCGCTGGAAAGTCACGGCCTTTGAGCCGGTTCCCGCGTTGTCGGTAGCTTGGTTGATGACAATCGAGAGATCATCACCTGCCGTTCCGGCTGGCTTGATGAGGAGCAGGTAAGCCCGCTCGTAATTCTCAAGATTCACCCAGTCGCCAGTCAGATCGCTGTTGGCGTCTTGGTTAATCAGATCCGGGATTAAATCGCATCCCATTCCAAAGAAACTTGCGTTCATGTTAATTCCTTTCGTGAATTAGGCGCGAGCGTCGAGAGTAACAAATGCCGATTGGGTCGCGCTGCCCTTGTACGGAGTCAGCGGTGTATCTTCCCAAGGGCGAGCATCGCAGCGCATCGTAAACTTGATAGCCATTTGGTCAGTCAAGAAGGCAACGTGCATCGAGGCCTGTTGAGAAATGCCACCCTTGGAGATGCTCAGCACCTTCGAGAGGTCGGCAAGAATCAAGTCACCCTGATCACCCAGAGTCGAGTTGAACTCGGTCTCTGCGCGGCCCAGACCCTTGAGAGTCTGAGGAGCAGCGCCAGCGATTCCGTTAGCCGGACGATACAGAGCCATGCCGCCCGTACCAACATCCTGCGCGAGGTTGTCGAGTTGAGCGCCGCAGTCTTGATTGTGATACCAAGAGTAGTTTCCACCGGCGATCTTGCGAGCAAACATCTTGTCGATATTCGCGGCAACAATCGTATCCGCCGCTTGCCCGGCTTCCTTGGCAACCGAGACCAGAGCAGGAGCGCTCAGGATACCTAAAGGCTGACCAACACCAGTACCGTTGAACACCGCATCACCCAGCATGAAGTTGAACTCTTCAGCGGCCTTGCGGGTAACGTACTGCTCGATTGCAGTACCGGCGTCGTCGATCAGCTCTTGTGTCAGGTAAACCAGAACGTGAAGTTTCTTCAGGTTCAGAACGGTTTGCCGAATCTTCGGAGAGCTGGAGGTCAGCGAGCCACCTTCCGCACCCCAGTAACCACGCAAGCCACCATGCCGCGAGCCATTGGCCCGGCTGGTTTCCGCATTGCGGTTAAAGGTCATGGTGTTGCCCGATACGGTGTAATTGTCCGTCTGAGCAAACAGGTTATTGCTGTAGACTCGCTCCAGAATCCCGGAAGCAAATTCTGGCATCACGAGGAACCCGCCGTCTTCGCCTACCTGAACGCCCATCCCTTGGATAGCCTTCTCGTAGACGTTGTTGACCTTCGAGCGCCATTCGCCAGTACCACCGGATTGATAACCGCTCTTGAGGAAGTCACCGAAGCCCTTGAAGACTCCGTGCTTGTAGCCCTTGGGCAGTTTCAAGCTCTTGCACTTCTGACCGGCTTCCCGCTCAGCGCGAGCCTTCTCCAAGTCGAAAGCAACGTACTCATTCGATTCCTCGAAGTACGAAACTGAACCACCTTCAGCGTCCTCGGTATACCGTGGCGCGGGCTGGTTCAAACCCTTGAACACTTCACGCAAGGAACCAAACTCCTTGCGGATTTCGTCGATGCTGTTTTTCAGATCGATATCACTCATATCCTATTCCCTTGTGAAAAATCACTTACGAGCCGGAACCGCGCTTTTGAGCGTTCCGATTAAGTCCTTCATCTCTCCAAACATTTCAGAGAGCTGCTTTGCAACTTCCGGGGTCTCCTTCGGCTTCTGTGTCCGCTGCTCTTTCGCCTTAGAGAACAGCCGATCCAGAGTCCGAGCGGATTCCCGCAGATTGTCGCGCTGGAACTTTGTCAGATTGCGACTCGAAGAAACGCTCTTCAGTCGATCCGCCACGCCCATCAACTCAAACCGCTGGGTAGCGCCAAGAGAGAGAAACGATTTGAGCATCGCCTCCTCGTCCTGTTCCTGCCCGCACGACTCACACACCTCACCGAGCTTCGCCTTGTAGTTCTCGGAGTAAGCGCCTTCCATCGCCAGCTTGATCTGTCCGAGGTTCTCCATGATCGCCGTCATGGCCTCTTTGACCGTTGGATTCTCCAGCGGCCCCATCCCTTGTTCCATATTGCCGTATAGCTCAGAGACAGCCTTATAGGCCGCTTCCATAAGCTGAGCGCCGTAGCCCTTGGCTGGCATCTCTTCGGCTCGGTCCTCTTCCTCTTTCGGGGCGTCCTCTGTGGTCATGCCTTCATCTTGAGGCATTTCGTCTTCCATCTCTTCGTATTCCATTGCCTTGAACCCCGGTACTTGAATCTTGCGATTAGGTAAATACAGTTCCAAACTCTTCGCGATACTCGGCACAATCTGCCGTCCCGCGAGCTGCCCCTTGGCAACCGTTGCCGCGATGGCCTCGGGATTGCACCCGATACCAACCCAGCTCCATTCGAGGAGCATCCATTCCTCAAAGTAGGTATCTGACTTTCTGACCACCGGCTGAGTCACCGGCGTAAAGCGAACCGATGTAGCCCGAACCGTCCCCTCGGCTACCAGCTCGAAAATTTGCTCGGCTTCGAGAAACTTATCCGTAAACCAGCAAGTAGCGACTACGTTGGATTGTGTCTTTTGAACCGAGAGCCTGCCGGTGTTGGGGTCTTGGCTCGTGCCGATTGGCTTGGTTAATACCTTGCCGTGTTCCCAAAATACCACCGGGTTAGTCTGGTACTCATCTAGTGAGCAGCCCAGCGGATTGAGCGAGTCGCGCACCCGATCCGGCGCAGGAGTCGAGATAACCGCCGAGGCTGTCCTTCGCGCGGTGTCTACGTTCGTAATGCGACCGGCCCCAGCTAATGCAGGGGAACCGGCGAATTTGTAGATCGTTCCGAGACGTTTTCTCATGGTGGCAGGATATCCTATTTACTGGAAATGCGGCAAATACCGTTTCTAACATTGATTAGCCCGCCGTAAGTCCTAGTGGCTCAAGGACTTAGGAAAAGCCTGAATTTTCTGTCAATTTACTTCCGATATCCTATTGCAGGACGCGAATACTCACTCATACAATGGGACGAGTTGAGACCACTAACGGAGAATCAAAAATGACTATCGGGCAAACACTGGTTATTCACGAGCGGGCTTTTGATGCTGCTATCGTGAAGGTTGTAGGCGAAACCCAGCGGGCCGTAAAAGTCCAGAACATTGATAACGGTTACGAGTGCTACTTTCCGAAGTCTGTACTTCAGCCATACAAGCCGGGAGTCCCGACCTACGAGAATGAATACCGGGTATCCCTGCGATTCAAGCTCGACCTCGGACAAGAGCGAGTCTTAAATATCGCGGAGTAAGCCGAAACCCCTGCGGGGGTCTGGCCGGGCGGTTCCCGGTCACTGACGAGGCAACCAAGAATTTTTTGGAATCTTTCCAATAGGCTAACGTGCTTAGCGAATACTCTCTTGTTACCTGTTCAGTTTACCAACTAGGAGAAAATGAAATGGCTACCCCGAAACTAATCCTCGCCGCCAACCGCATCACCGAGCTATCGAACACCCTTGAAAACGTCTGCCATGATGACGGAATCAAACTAGAGGCTATGGAGGATTCCCAGCTTGTCAGCGAGGCCCGCCACGTTCTCAGCCTGTTCCTAGAGGGCGGAACCTGCCAGAGCGAGATGCTCGACTCTGACGAAGCAGAGGAGCGCCAGTCAGCCCGCAAGCAAATCAGGCAGCTCAAGAAACTAATCGAGAATTTTTCTGAATCCTGCCAATAGGATATCGAGACTAGCGAATAACCCTCTGTAACCAACTCACCACTAACCGGATACTGGCAGATGGATGACACAATGGAAAACCGCAAGAAACTCGTAAGGCGATTGCGAAGCCTTGCAAAATGCGAGCCATGCGTAGCCCACTACAAAACTGTCACCGCTGTTGAGTGGTCAGTTTCCGAACTGCTCCAAATGGTCGAGCGGGCAGAGTCGGTAATCAGAAACAATTTTAAGCAGTCATATCTCAGCAACTAACCGGAGAACCCAAATGAACGACCAAGCCACCATCGAAGTCGGAACCATCTTTACCAGCCAGTGGGGCTACGAACAAACCAACGTCTGTTTCTACCGCGTGGTTCGCAAGACCGCCAAGACCGTGACCCTTGAGAAGCTCTCCACCATCATCACGGAAGATGGCAACATGCGGGGTAAGGTTATCCCCGGTGAGACTGCCACCGGCAAGCAATTCCGCCGCTCGCTACGTGGCGAGTGGGTCACTATCGAAAGCTACGAGAGCGCCCGCCTTTGGGACGGCACACCTCAGAGCTTCACCGCCTACGCTTAGGATGCCCGCAAATGACAGCCAAACGCACAAAGTCAGCCGCCGAAGCTATTGCGTGGTCAGTCTGGTCGGATGTCGAAAGCATTAGAGAACACCGCTACCAACCTACCCGCTACGTCAGGATTCACGTTTTTGCTTTTGATTCAAGTTACTACTGCGCAACACTACCCGGCCAAATGCCGCCCGATGGCTGGGAGTGGAAGCTAGTAAATCACAACCCCTATCACGGTCGGCAAGTCTACGAGTCAATTACCACAACCCCGGAGAAACACTAATGAACTACCCCAAAGGACTCTACGAACGGACCCGCGAGATCAAGACCGCTGAGCAGATTGAGAAGGAAGCTGAGGAGGCCCTCAAGAGCCTACTCGGATTCCGGCTCAAGTTTAACCTCGAAGGTATCCGCGACCTAGCCGAGCGCTCCATCGCTGAGATCGAGAACTACGGCCTACCGCACAACCGCAGGCCCACCGAGCTTCTCAACGAGGTCATGCAACTGGCCCAGATGATGGCTCAGGTCGAGCAGGCCCGCGCCATGCTGGAGGCCGTCGATGCGGGAGAGACTCGCGCTCGCAAGCAGGAAGATACCGCTTACCCCTTCTAATAGGATATCGAGACTTCATAGCGCCTAGCGAGTGGTGGCGCGTAACCCTCGCAAGCTGGCAAACCGTCCTGACTCCTCATAAACAAAAGGACGCCGAACTAGCCGCTGGCCCCGCGTTAAAGGGCTTTTTCTTTTCACCAACCAACTGAGGCGAATCAAATGGAATTTCTCACGCTACAGCAACACCCACCAAAAGGAATCGGCTTAGAGCTTTCCCCTGAAGCAATGGAGGCGCTCGAACAGATTAGGGCAGGGTGGAGCGACGATGTTAGAGCCTCGCGGATATCCGGCTCCACTACTAGCCAGATGGTCGCGACCTTTCAGGCTCACGGCAGGCTAGTAGAGCAAATGGACAACAAACACCGGCGACGACTTGCAAGAAAAAAGGAACAAGGCTCCACATGAACGAACTACAAGACCTACTCGAATACGGCGAACTCCGCCTCTGGAGATGCTACCACTGGTACTACGCCGAGCTAATCTTCGAGATACCGGCTGGCGAGATAAAGATGATTCAGGCCCGCGAGTCCACGATAGAGGAACTCGCCTACAGCCTGCGAATCGAAGTTGCGGAACTGGCCCGGAGCTAAGTCTTCTCTCCCTTGCCGCAGTCCTCGCAGTAGCGATAACCCACCAGACCACTACGGCGCACGATAGACCTACCGCCACACTTTCCACATTTGGCCGGAGGTTTACGCTGCTCCCAAGGTCGGTGGGTTTTCGCGCGTTCGCTCGCAGCCTTGCGCCGCTCAGGAGTCCAGCTCAAAGCCCGGTCCCTATTACTTGGTAGGTTAGAAAACAGCGGCAATTATTGTGTCCCGGAGGGCCGTTAGGGAATTTATCCTCCCAGAATCGTTGGTTCTTTCCTTCGAGTGGCCCGCAGATCTTGCAGACCTTTTCATCCCGCTGAGTATGCCACACCTTGAGCAGCTTGAGATCCGCCATCGGCCTACGTGGTCTACTTGGCGTACCCGTCTCGCTAGGCTTCGGCGCTGCTGATTCACCCGGCTTGGTCCCGCCTACCGTCTCGGAATCATCCGGCTCATATCCCTCAGCCACTCCGTCACCACCTAGCACCTCGCGGCGCCGCTGAGCAATCTCTCGCTCCAGCTCTCTCGTGGTCGCGTTCTCACCCGCTGAGATAGCCCGCGTGGTCTCGGTAATGCTCACCGACTCCGGGAACTTCTCGCCCCAGAGCATGTACAGATAAGCGCCCAGCGCCAGCTCACCCGCGCGGACCTGCCGCACCCGGTCGCCTACTTGCTTTTGGAGCTTCGTGAGAATCGACTCAGCCAAGAGCGTAGACTGGTTATCAATCCTCCGGTTAATCTCTGAGGCGATCCCGATAGCGTTCAAGTCCCAGCCCAGCTCATCGCCCGTTCGGATTGCCGCGTCAAAGGCTACATCCTTGAGGATAGGCGCCACCTCGACCTTAATCATCTGCTTGGCTTGCGCGTAGAACCACTGCGGCAGGTCGTCCATCATCGGCCTATCCCCGAGCCGGGAGAGCGCCGCTTGCTCAAGGTCGAGCAGGAGCGCCATGATCACCGTCTGGAGTTTGGCCTCGTTGTCTAGTCTGTTGGGGTCGTCTGGCATGGCCCTAGTATATCATCCCTTCCGGTTCCTCTCCTAATTCAACACTAGCCACCTCGCCATCTAGGAGCGCGGCTAACCGTTCCGCGTAGAACCCAACCGGGAATCCTAGCGCCGGGCTGTAGTCCATCTGGTAAGCCGTCTGGAGGTATTCAACCAGAGGCGCGGTATCAAACCCCTTTGGGCCTGTAACCTTGAGACCGCCTTTAGTTGTGACCGTGAACCTCATTTTTTTGTATTTAACTACGGCTTTCATTTTCGCGCCTTAATCCTCTCTTGAGTTTTCGGGAGCAGTCGCCCAGTCAGAACTCCAGTTACCAAATCAAACCACTCAGGGTCAGCGTGGGCAAACTCCGCAGGGTTCTTGTGGAACAGCTCAATCCCCATCGAAAGCGTCTCTGTAAATCCGTCCTTGTAATACTTGCCAGCGTAGTAAGCCCTCCGCGCTGGGTCGCTATAGCTGCCGTCTGTTTTATTGTATCCGACCGCCTTAAATGCGGCTGCGAAATTATCATCCGCGCCGCGCTCTTCAGGACCATAGCCAGCGTTATCGAAAACAGTCGATAGCGTTTCAAACCTATCCCCAGAAACCCTTTCCATCAAAAAGTCACGCGCAGTCTCCCTAGCTTCTCTGGAGTTAAACTCTATCTGGTGGGCGTACTCATGGAGGTAAGTTGGCACATCTTCACCGTATGACAGAGCAACCTTGCCGGTCCCAATAGACTCGGCCCTTGCTTCTTCCTTTGAGGCTCCTGAGTCAGTCAAAGCAAAATACTTGAACTTGTCAATCTCTGGGACTGCGTGAGCCCTGTCGATATCACCATATTCCACAGTAGCCCTTAAAGCGTTTTCATGGATGGCTATATTCGCCGCTAAGGCAAGAAACTCCTGAGACTCGACGCGAGGCTTTTTCTGCGAACCTTGCTCAGCCAACTCTTGCGCACGTTCCGTCGATCTGTCGGTAAACATCCCGGACTTAACCTTGTCGAGGTGTCGATCCCTCAGCTCTTGCAATGGAACATCATAAGCAGTTTTCGAGATTGATTCGGCGTCATTGGCAAGCACCTTGGCAACGGCTAGCCGAGCCGCATCTTCAACAGCCTTTTTTTCGTCCAGTGATTTTATTAAATTCCGCGAAGACTCTTTTTGCAGGCCATCAAGTTTATCGACCTGCTCAGTCAACTCGGCTACTTTTCGCTCGCCTTCTGGACTGACGCTTTTGCTTAACTTCTCTTTCTCCAAGTGCAGCTCCAAGAACGCCAGCCCGTGCTGCTTAGATAAATCCTTCCATTTATTATCGGCCTCTGTAGCGGCTTTGTTTGCTGCCTTGATCTTTTCTTCCTCTACGCTCCACACCGAAACAACATCCTCCCGAATCTTTTCGAGTTCGGCGCGAACCTTTTTTCTGGCCTCAGTGAACGAACCAGATCTCAGCTTGTCAACCTCTGACTGCATCCAGTCGATCTCTGCCTTGGTTCCACCTTTGACGGACATTACCTTATCAAGAACCTCATCAAACGACATGCCGGAAGCGTTCATTAACTCGGCAGAGAGCTGGTTCCATTTGTTTGTTAGCTTTTGCTTGGAGGCTGAACCCTCTCCCCCACTCTCCGCGCCATCTTCGCGCCCGCAAGTGTTGCCGGGCTGAAAGCCTCCGCCACCCTCAGCGTTCGCGCCACAGCCTGAGCCGGATTTGGATCGCTCGGCAGATACCAAAAGCAATTCCTCTTTGGTGGGCCAAGGCGTCCGATACAACGGCTCGAACTCATCGACTTGATCGGGAAATGGTTGCGTCATAATAACCACTCTCTCTGTTTAATCCTTAATTGATTCACCCAATCCGGGAAACTGCTCGGATTAAATCGCTTGTCTGTCGTAACCGCGAACAACTCGCAAAATGTTTCTTCTGGGTTCTTTGTTGCGTAGGATGTTAAACCTTTTCCTACATCCTTGACTGCGGAGACTAGACCACTCCACTCCCTTTGCTGGTCAACAGTCAGCCCGCCGTATAGCTTGTGGCCGTATTCATGCCGAATGACAGCCGCATAGCCTCCCATGCCACCGGCTGTAGCCTTGCCCGGTTTTAGCTCATCCGTTCCCTCGCCCTTCCAGAAAGGGGAGTCGAAAACGTGAATCACCCCTCGGTATTCCGCTGCTGGGCTTCGTCCTTTTTCTTGGCGCCGGTAAATAACGGGAGACTCGCCGTGAATTTTAACAAATTCCTGAAAAGCAGGGTTTGAGCTGTTTTGCTGTACCGCATCGCGTATCGAGGATTCTAGCTCAGGGTTCAATTCTGCAAATGCCGTTTTGTCGCCTTCGTTTAGCTTTCGACTACGAAACAGCTTCATCCAATTTTGTTTAACTTCTTCCTCTGTCGGCATTTCCCCAGCCAACCGATCTTGTTGCTTCATTTTCTCCGCCCATTTGATTACCTCTTTTGCGATGGCAGTTGCGGCGTCTTTTGCGTTAATGATTACACCGGCTCCACTCTTAGAGCCATCACCTCTCGCGCAACTATTTCCCGGTTGAAATCCCCCACCCCCTTCGGCATTGGCGCCGCAGTCTGAGCCGGACTTAGAGCGCTCGGCAGGGTCGTAGCCGTACTCGTGGATGCTGTCCGCGCTAGTGAAAACGTCAGACGCGCGAACCTTCAGCTCCATTATCCTATATTCGCCACGAAGCGGCCCCTCGCCATGAGTGACAGCGTAATCACGGTTAATCGTTACCCAGTCACCGGGATTGATTTTTCCATCTGTGTCTTTCGGAACCGCTCGGTAGATCGTCACCTCAGCATCCGGCTTTCCACGGAGAGACTGAATAATCTTGATAGACTTGGCGTCCATCTCTTTATTCCCGCTCCCAGTGTTGTAGAGCCTTACAGCCTTCGGGCCGTAGATATCATCAGGGTAGTATTCCCCGTTCCCGGTCACATCATGGAGGGGGGCGCCTGAATCCCTTCCCGGCGCCCGATGGTTTCCTCGGTAATCGTCGCCCGATTCATCTCCGCCCCCGTCCTCTCTCGCGCAGGTATTACCCGGCTGGAATCCGCCACCGCCTTGAGCGTTAGCACCGCAGCCAGAGGACTTCGTGATATCTCGGGAGTCCGGCGAGAAAGCACCTGAGTTGCCGGTAGCCGATTTGATTTGATTGGGGCGGAATACGACAATCTCAAGACCGCTTCTGACAGCATCATAGCCAAGCGATTCGCCAATCTGCATATCGTATTCTTGCGCCAGCGTTCTCAGGTTGCTATCGGTTGCGCTACCAAGCCCCGGCTCCATCCAAGAAATCACCGTACCATCTTCAGTAAAATCTACTCTAGCCTTCGCGCGGTCATGGTACAGGTGAGCGGTCTCTTTCTTTTTTTTCCTATAAAACGCCTCGGCTTCATCGTCTTGCTCTCTAGAAAATGCCCGCTGCTGCGGCGAACCAAAACCAGCTAGCCTGTCATCTGGAACAATACCGACCAATCTATTTTCAACTGCTTCCCGGTCAGACTTGCTTAGGTTATCCCAGTCTAAAACCTTGTCCGCTTGCAAGTAAACCTGCATTACCTGCGGGGTTTCTCCTGTCGCATAAGTCGATGCAACGTCCGCATCTGGTGAAAAGTAAAACCCGTAACCAATTGACGGAAGCCTTGCCCCTGTATTGCGAAACTCCGTGAACCCCGTAGAAGTCCCGTGGTACACGGCTATCGGTTCGCCGTTTTCGTCAACAAACTTAGAGTCCCCGAACCACTTAGCAAAGTTCTCGGCGGTCTGCTTGTCCTTAAACTTCTTTTCTGCCCACTGGCGAACCTTCGAGCTACCCGAATCACCTGAGCCGCCGTCCTCTTTCCCGCAAGTGTTGCCCGCGCGGAAGCCGCCACCTCCCGGCTGATTCGCCCCGCAGTCACTCCCGCTCTTCCCCTCACCAGCCACGATTCCCGCTGCCCAGTTGATCCCCGAGTCACCACCCCAGCCCAGCCACGCCACGTATCCCGCATCTCGCCACGGCTCAGCGCGGAACTTGGGGTTTACCTTGCTGTTCTTTCGATGCCGCGCAAATGCCGCCATTCGGCCCACCGTCTCCCGGCTGACCTTCTTCCCGCTTGCGAGCTGCCGAGCCCGAGCCCAACCCGTCGCGGTCATCCCCTGTACCGCGTCCCCGTGTTCGCGCTTCCATCGAAGGACTTTTCTCGCGTTGCTCTGTGCCGAGACTGGAGGCCGATAGCCCTCTGAGGGAGCGCTCTTGGTTATGTTCGGATTGTCGGGGTCGAACGTCCCTGAGTTGCCCGTAGCGGACTTGATTTGATTGGGGTAGATAGAGATATAGCTCGTGGTAGCGTTTGGCACTCGCTCAAGAAACTCATTATCCGAGAGCCCATTAAGCCTGCTGGTATTCTCAGATAAGTCCTTTGGGAGTTTAATCCCTTCCCGTCGATTGATATATTCTATGCCGTCATACCCATGAGACGAAAGTAAATTCACTGTCTCTTGCTGTCGCGGGTAAGGCCCACTCTTCCAGTTATGAGCCGACCATCTTTCTTGAAATCCTGATTGCCAGTCGTCAGCCTCTTTCTGTGTCATCTTTCCATTGGCGACCAAAGTCTCCAAAACTTGAAGGTTATCCCATTGGCCCTTATCAACCATCTTCAAAGGATTTTTTATTGACAGAAACGCAGGGTAAACGCGATTTCCCTTGCCAGATTCATTGAAGCGAGATGCAAAACCATCTGCTACTTCCTGAGTTCCAAAGTGATTTCCTAGCTCCCCCTTTGCTGGGTCGAAAACATTTTCAAACTTTCCAGTAGTTCCGTGATAAACTATCTGCGGGTTCCCGTCATCATCGACTACCTTGGAATCACCGAACCACCGCACGAAGTTCTCTGCTACCTTCTCGTCACCGAACTTCTCTTTCGCCCACGCCAGTACCTTAGCGTTTACCTTGCGGGCGTCTCCGCCCTGAGACTCCCCCTCGCTACCGTCCCGCTTCCCACAAGTATTACCGGGCTGGAATCCACCTCCGCCCTGTGCATTGGCGCCACATCCGTCAGCGCTCTTGGAGAGGGACTTGGCTTTACGGTTGCTTTCTTGCGTATAACTAATACCAAGTCTGGCGGAGACATTTTCCAGAGATATTCGCGTTACGTTATCAAACATAGAACGCTTGCCAGCCTTGATTTCTTTTTTTAGCTTCGCTCTCTCTTTTTTTAGGGCTGAATTCACATCGTCAAGATCCGGCCAAGATTCCCCGGATGGTTTTATTGAATGAGTAGACCCGTCTAAACCAACCAACCTTAATTCTTTTAAGTTGGCATTTATGGCAAGGGCTAAATCTTGGTCGGAAAAAGTTGTTCCCAGTTGGCCTGAATCGCTCGGATGGTTGTGCGTAATAATCTTGCCGCTAAATTTTGAATATTCTTGATCGGTAAATTTTACCTTATTCTCGATCCCGTTCACCCGAAATAGCTCTTTACCGTCAGGGTTAAAAATAACAGCAACCTCTGACTTGGAGCCGCGAATCTGATTTTCCGCCTCAGCGATTGCCCCTGCACCACCGGCCATTTCACTCCATTTGCCTCCCCGCTTTCCCCCGCAATCGTTGCCAGCCTGAAACCCTCCGCCTCCGGGACCGTTCGCGCCGCAATCGCTGCCACTCTTGAGCAAGACCGATATCCTATCCTCAAAGGCCGCTAGAGCCTTCGCTACGGCCTCCTCTGCGATTTGTTCCGGTGTCTTGGCTGGTTGGGCGGGCTGACCCGGAACGCTCGCCTGTGGGCCTGCTGGAGGCTTTGGCGCGTCTAATCCCGGAACCCCCTGATTCAGACCCGGCAGACCTCCCGGCCCTTCCTGCTTCGGTCCCTGCCCGGCTACCGCTTTCCCCTTCTCACCGCCCCACGGCTTCCTCCCTCGGAGCTTGCGGATCTCGTCTACCTCAATCGCCCCGGCTGCGATATCGGTGTTAATTTGCTGCTCGGTCAGCTTTGCGTCGTCGATAGATCGAGCGGTGTAGAAGACCGTCAGCCCCTCGCCAAACTGACTAGCGAGCTGCTCGGTATCCTCTTCCGCCATAAGGTCGAGAATCGGCTGAACCGTTCCCGCGATAAACTGCTTCAGCGGCGCGTAGAGCCCATCATCACCGCTAGGCGCTTCGATACCGGCTGCGATAGGCGTTACCCCATGCAGCGCCATAATCGCGTCCCGGAACTGAGCGAACGCCCCCTCATAGCCCATCTCGGCAGGAGTCCGCGTTACCGGCTCCACCTTGACATTCTGCCCGTTCACAAACATCGCTTTCCCGTGCTTGCTCGGTCCAGCGTATTTCTCATTGAACTTCGCGCTCATTCGCTGGAGAGTCGATTCGTCCTCGACCCCATCAATCCCGATAATCACTGAGGGATCGGAACCGTTCCGCAAGTGGGCGTGGCGGGATACGTCAATCTTCTCGCTCGTGTCAGTCCACAAGGCGCCCGCGCTAACCGGGCTCTGCCCCTCATCCTTAAAGGTCGGGTGAATGAACCGGATAACCTGAACGTCTCGCGCGTCGATTACCTTGCCGATAGCCTGCGCTAGTCCCGTGTAAAGGAACCAGCCATTCTCTACCTGCCACCGGGCTACCTCGGGGTTAATGTACCAGCCGCCCTTGGGAAGTCCCTTCTCAGGTTGTCTTGGTTCGGCAATCGCCGTAGGGATGATGTACCGCTCGACCGTCCGGCCCATTTGGTTTGGCACGTTCCAGATCAAAGCGCTGCCCGTGAGGCAAAGCTGGATAGCCACCTCTTCCCGGAAGCTCGCGCCCGATTGACTCGCGCTAGGCCGCTTCAGAATCTTCATCAGGGGATGCCACTTCGGAAGCGGAGCCGAATCATCATCCTCCGCGTTGTAAGCCTTGGAGTATTCCCTTACCGGCTCTTGGTAGGCTTCAACATCACAGGAGCGGATCGCCTTGCCGATAGCCGAGATCGCCACGTAATGCCAGCCCGAGTATTTCTCTGCCTCTGCCTTGTGGTCGCTCGCCCAATTGCCCGGCCTGCCTTGGCTCATTAGCTCAGCCAGCCCGCCATAGGAACCGCCCACGCTCGCTACGCGCTTCTCGTATCGCTCCTCGATAACAGTAGCGCGGGGCTGCTGATTAAAGCGGTCCATCTCAGCCATTGCCTTTGCGATTTCTTCAGACCTTGGCATACCTAAAATATCCTATGCTACACAGAAACTAGATACTGGTTTGGTTAGCGCGTTAAACGCCCCGCTAAAGGCGTCCACTTGGTCATCATGCTTCCCATTGGGAAACATCGTCACCTCGTCAAGGAACGCCCGATTCCACTCCCCCTTGAGTAACTTAATCCGCCCGATGCCCGCTTGGCTTGATGCCGCGTCGGCCCGGACTACCTTGTCCCCAGTCACCTTCTCACCCTTGAACCGATACCCCGTCAGCCTTCGAGTCATCGCGTCAATTTGTGCCACGCCCGAGGCTCCCGGCTCTTGCTCCGCGCGGACCATCACTTCCCGCCCGTCACTCGCTGCCGTAGCCTGAATGATCGCGTCACGCCTGTGAGGCTCCCACTGACCGCGCACCACATCGAGAAGTATATAATCCCCCTCGTCATTTAGTCCAATTAAAGCGCCTACCGTGTAATCCCCACCCCCTTGAGTAGCCGCCAAATCCCAGTACCGGCAGCGCTTAACAATCTTCCCCGGCTCCTCGACCACCTTGAACCATTCCCGTTTGAACATCCCACCTTCTAGCGGGCTCGGTCTCTGCTGATACAGGCTCGACCACCAGTAGGGGCCGATAGTGTTCTTGATCCGCTCAAGAGCTTTTTCGTCGTACCGCGCGGGCCAAAGCGACTCCCCCGGTTTCCGGCCTAGTACGTCATGCTCCTCGGCTATCGCGGGGAAGTTAATCACCTCCCAAGGCTCGCCCCCGTTATCCATCTCCTGAATCAGACGCCCGATCAGGTCGTCCTCGTGCCATCGCGTATGCAGGACAATCGCAGTTCCGCCCGGCTCGATTCGGCTGTAGGCTGTCGAGAGCCACCAATCCCAGAGCTTTGAGCGGATCGTGTCGGATCCCGCTTCCTCAGAATTTTTGATTGCATCATCGACCACGAGAATATCTGCGCCCGAGCCCGTAAGTGGGCCACCAGCTCCCGCAGTTTGCATCCCGCCACTCGCGCCGAGAATCCCCCAGCGATTTGCCGCGCGAGAAGCCGGGTCTACCTGAACACCGAACAAGTGCCCCCATTCCTCAAGAATCGCCCGCGCCTTACGCCCCCAGCCAGCCGCAAAATCTGCCTCGTAACTGGCGAGCATGACTCGCTTATTCGGATACATCCCCACGAACCACGCCGGGAACCATTTGGAGATAAACTCCGATTTGCCATGGCGCGGTGGAATCGTGACGAGTAACCGCTTCGACCCCCGGCCTGAGAGCGCGTCCGTGATCTTCCGGTCGATGTAAGCTAGATGCCGCTGAGGCTTCCACTTCCCCGCGCTCGCATACGTTGCAAACAATAGCGGACTAGCTATCTGAGGAACCACTCTCTAGCGCCTTATTCCGCAGGTACTCCAGATAATCCGGCTCGCTCTCGATAACCTGCCGAGCCGCCTCCGTCCCTGTATGCGCATGGAGGTGAATCTCCGGCCCCTTCTCCGCGTCCAGTTCCATCGCCTCGCGCTTGGCATTAAGCCCGTCCGCCTGAATCGCCACCTTGGAAGCGTTGATAACGTCCCGACTATCGCTAGAGTTGTCGAGAATCCCCTCGACGCGCTCCATTACCTTCCGCCGAATTTCATCGCTCACAGGCCAGCCGTTGCGTATCGAGCGGCGAATCAATCGCATATCCTCGGACTCTGTGCCACGCCGGGAGAATAACGCATCCCCCCTGACCCTCGAATTTTCTCCCTCGCTCATTTCCACTCCCACCTCATTTTGCCAGTCTCCAGATCGACGCTCTCCAGCGCTGACCCGTTCCGCAAGGCTTCGGCTTTAACCCTGCGAGATCCCGTCTCGTACCCAATCGCAAATGACAACCCGGCCAGCGCCACTAGCCAGAGGACGATATCCACCCCATCAGGGCGCCCGTCGCTCACTTGCCACCCGTTCCCTTGCCGCACTTTCCGCCGCAGGTACACTTGCCCTTTTTACACATAATCATCCATCCTTTTTAGTAGTCGCCCACGCCATTATCATCGTCTTCTGCGTCAGACGCTTCGACCACGCGCTAAGCCCTGAGTGCTGTATCAAGTGACGCCAACTGACTACGGCTAAGTTCCGCCGATTGAACACAAAGCGAAACAGCGGAATCGTATCCAGCCCCAGCCGTCACATGCGAACTGGCCAAGTCGTTGTCGCTGTTGGATGCGTCTCCCCAAACTCCCGAACCTGAACCGCTTAGAACCGACTGCTGCCAGAGGTTGCGAAGCTGCGTCATCGTGGTTGCGGTGAGGCCTGCTGCGGTCAGTCTTGCCAGCCCAGCAGCTCCGGTCAGCGTCACGTAATAATTGGCGTCGATGTCAGCGACCAGCGTGCCCAAGTTTGTCGGGTACGCTCCGTTAAATGCGTAGTCGCTATAGCAATCATCATCGAACCCAATTAGCACGTTATCGCGAACCGTGTAGTTGTTGCCGCCACCG